GCAGATTCTGCAAACAACCTGTTCAAAGTAGGCCCTACGGCAGTGGGTCCGGAACCACCGAACTCGAATGCTGGTGGAACCGGCGCGGAGTTCAACTTAATCGGTGCTGTTTCCTCTGCCTCTGTTTTTTCTGGCGGTGCAGGGTACGCAGTTAATGACGTCTTGACTGTTGTTGGCGGTTCCGGTTCTTTCGCAACCCTGACAGTAACTGCAGAGACGTCTGGCGTAATTACGGCCGTAAGCGTATCGAATGCCGGTAACTATGTTTCGTTTCCAGCTTCACCCGTAATCGTTACCGGCGGAACAGGTTCAGGTGCTACATTTAACCTGATTGGCGGAGTTGCTTCCGCGTCAGTTTCATTTGGTGGAACGGGTTACAATATCGGCAACCTTTTGGTTCTTAACGGTGGTGCCGGAATTCCTGCAACACTTAAGGTAACTGCTGCTTCCGGAACGTCGATCACCGCAGTTTCGGTTCTAACAGCGGGTAGTTACAGCCTGTTTCCAACCTCCCCCGTACCTGTTATTGAGGGATCTGGAACCGGCCCAACCGGAAACACGGTTGGTGAACAGTGGTTAGACACTTCAAATCCCTACGCCCCCGGTCTCCTTGTTTACGACGGAAATCGTTGGCGAGGAATTACGCCGATCTCGAATACCCTTTGGGTGGACGTGAACGGAAATGACGATTTCGACGGCACTAGCCCCCAAACGCCAAAACGGACGATTAAAGCCGCATTGGCGTTAGCCACAGTTGGAACTCAGATTCGCGTTGCCCCTGGAAACTACGAAGAGCAAAACCCTTTGGTCTTCCCCTTCACGGATGTTTCGATTGTTGGCGCTGACCTTCGCGACACAAGTATCACTCTTCTGAACGATGCGGATCTTTTCCAAGTTCTAAACGGGTGTTACGTTCAAAACTTCGCTTTCTTGGGCTCTGTAACTAAGACCCCGAATCCCTTAAACCCGTCTGAGTTAATTCAGTCGAAAGGGATCATGTCGTTCTGGCCTACTGGGTCTGGAACAATTACCCAAAGCCCCTACGTTCAGAACTGCACGAACTTCGTAGAAAATAGCATTGGCTTGAACGTGGACGGTAGTAAAGCTTCCGGCCTTCGAAGCATGGTTCTAGATAGCTTTACACAGTATAATCCTGACGGACTTGGCGTAAAAGTTTACAACAAAGGTTACTGTCAGGTTGTGAGTATGTTCACAATCTGTGCGGATAAGTCAGTTCTAGCCGAGACCGGAGGGACAGTTAGCGTTACCAATAGTAACTCTGACTTTGGCAATTACGGAATGTACGCAGACGGAACTGGGCCTCTAGAGCAATCTGGTAATCTGGTTAGTTCCACAGTCAACAACAGCGTTTTCGAGATCAACACCTTAACAACCGGGCAAGTTCCCTACGTGGGGCAGGTGATTACTGTCGGGGAGCTTTACTATAATATCTCTGCTTTTGAAATCACGAACGCGGGTGCTGGCTACACAAGTCTGCCCACTGTCACCATTTCGATTGGAACCGGTCCGAACGCTATCGCCGCTCAAGGGATCCCGATTATTAAGAACGGTCAGTTGATCGGAATTGAAGTTGCCTCCTCGGGTCAAAACTATACGGCTACGGATGTAGTCACAGTCTCAATTACCGGGGGGGGTGGTGCTTCGGCTGCGGCAACTGCTGTCAAGAACCCGGTTTATTACACAGTGGCCGGAGTTACTGAGCCTTTTACCGGGGCAGGCGGAACCGTTTCGCTTGCCATTCAGGAAAATCTCCCCTACACGCCTACTCCGGGAGACACGGTGAATTTCTGGCGCGTCAGTCGGATCATCGCGAACTCCCACTGTATGGAATACGTGGGAAGCGGAACCGACATCAACACTGCGATTCCGTTCTCAGGCGGAACTGCCATCCAGGCTAACGAGGTTATCCAAATTAACGGGGGCCGAGTTGCTATTACCAGCACAGACCAACTTGGTGATTTCCGCGTTGGCGAAGACCTGGTAATTAACCAGAACACTGGAACAATCTCTGGTCAAGCGTTTAGAAAGTCGATCCTGGCCATCGTAATCCCCTACATCCTCGCCCTCTCTTGATAACATGGCACTTCCATTAACAGTCTTTAAGACTATTCCCATCGCTGTTCCTACGTCGGCTACAAACGTTTATACTGCTCCAACTGGTTACAACGCTATCGTCTTGACGGCTCAAGCAGTTAACACAGACAGTAACGCTCAGACTTTCTCGATGAGGCTTACTCGGGGAGCTACCGTTCAGCCTATAGTTTTCAACTACCCGATTCCCTCCAATGAGGTTTTAATTGCCTCCGGGGGGACCGCTGGAAAACTTGTTTTGCAGAGCGGAGATATACTGTCGATTGTTGGAACAAGCACAAACGTTAAATTTACTTTAAGTGTCCTTGAAACGCTGATCTAAGCCATGGCAGGATTTTTTGATGGGAAGGTAATTCCCGTTCCCCCAACTCTAGCGAACGCCGATCGTTACACAATTCTAGGTTTGGCTGATACAGAGCCCAACCTCGGAGTTCCGCCAGTCGATGGCTATGGATTAGTTAGTACGGCTGCAGGCGTAAGAAGCTGGCAGCTTGTGCCACCAGCCGGACCTCCTGGCCCTCCGGGAGCGCCTGGACCGACTGGTGCAACGGGCTCTTCTGGCCCTCCCGGACCTTCAGGTCCGTCAGGTACGACTGGAACACCGGGTACTCCTGGTCCAGTTGGGCCTCCAGGGTCCGGCGGAGGATCAGGTGCACTTAATGCAAAATATATCGATAATATCACTTCTCAGTTTAACGGTGTACAAACCACTTTCACTCTGACTTCAGCTGGTGTGAATCTTCCTGTCACAGTTCTGCAGCAAGATTTAGTTCTATTTATTGGGGGTGCAATTCAACTTGCAGGGACGGCCTTCACGTGGAACGCTGGAACGAGTCAGGTTACATTTACAAGCGCACCACCAGCGGGGGATTACTTCGTAGGATGGGTTGCGAGTCAAGTTGCCACAGGTCCAACTGGACCAACAGGGCCAACCGGTGCAGGGGGACTTGAACGGCTTGACGATATTAGTGGTAGCTTTAACGGTACAACAACAACTTTTGTTTTAACTTACCAGGGCGGGTCCACATTACCTACAAGCACAACTGTAGACGATCTAGTTCTGTTCATTGGCGGAGCAGTTCAATCCACGGCGGCTTTCACCTGGAACTCCGCTCTGAGTCGAGTTACCTTCTCAACAGCACCTCTTGCGGGAGATTACTTTGTTGGTTTCGTTGGTAATACAGTTTCTATCGCGGGCGTTCCCACCGGTCTAATTTCTATGTGGTCCGGTTTGGTTACAAACATTCCGGGCGGTTGGCAGCTTTGCGACGGAACGAACGGAACACCGGACTTGCGGGACAGATTCGTTGTAGGTGCCGGAAGTAGCTACAATCCGGGTGATACTGGTGGTCAGAATGTAGTAACACTTACGACAAACCAAATACCTTCACACAGCCATCCTGTCAATGATCCTGGACATGCGCATGTATATCGCAGATCTAATGATGGTAATGAGCCAACTCCCCCAGGAGGTGGAGGAGATCCGGTTAATAAAGGTTCATATGACACATACACTAGTGGAAGTGGTACTGGGATCAGTATAGGCGCCGCAGGAGGAGGACAAGCACATGAAAACAGACCTCCCTACTATGCTCTTGCATACATCATGTGCATAAGTGGAAGTGGAAGTGGAAGTGGGGGCGCAGTCACCGGAACTGTAATTTGGTCGTCAACTTCTTCCCCACCCGTAGGTTACATCACTTGCAACGGGGCGGCTATTTCACGAACTTCCTACAGTAATTTGTTTGCCGCTATTGGAACAACTTTTGGAAGTGGCAATGGAAGCACAACATTCAATGTCCCGGATTTACGGGCTGAATTCATTCGTGGCTGGGACAATGGACGCGGAATTGATACGGGGCGTGTTTTTGGTAGTAGCCAGTTAGACGCATTTGCCAGTCATACACACAGTATCACAGATCCGGGGCACCGGCACGGTATTAACTGTAACGACACCCAGGACGGTGGTGGCGATCAATCCCCTGAGTTTGGAACTTCGGACGACAGATACACAAACTACGCAACAACAGGAATTACAATCAACGCCACGGGTGGAGCCGAAACCCGGCCAAGAAACGTAGCACTTCTTCCCTGCATCAAGTACTAATAGAGTCATGAAAATCTATCATTACCATCCTGACTACAAACATCTTCTATGTGAAGGGGTCGCTGATCCATCCCCCCTGGACCCTCCTGGCGTGTGGTTGATTCCTGCCCATGCAACTGAAACAGAGCCGCCGAAATTTTCTTCGGGTCGTATCCCTGTTTTTCAGGATGATTCCTGGAAGGTCGTTAAGGATAGACGGGGAATTTATTACAGCACTTCAAACCCAGCGCAGGTTGTAGAGAACTTTGACCCTTCGGTAGAACCGGAAGGTTATACTACTGAAGTTCCCCCCGAAGTTCCCCCCGGTAAGGAGCTAGTGTGGGAAAACGGTTGGGTTCTCAAAGACCTAGAGGTGTTTCCTGTCGTGGAGCTCAGTTTAACTGCGGACGAAAAGCTTAAAAGATTGGGTCTTACTCCTGAAGATCTCAAGGAAGTTCTCGGCCTCTCTTAACTGAAAAACAAACACACTCTTATGGAAAACCCACTTATTCAAATCGTTCCGACCCTAAGTAAAGAAGAACTAAGCACTGTCAATCGGTTCTGCGAAAACAGCGGCACAGCTCGTCAAAAAAGCACCGTTTTCTCCGGAGGAAGTTTTCGCGAGGATATTACAGTTCGCTCCAGCGAGGGCTTCATTTTGACAGAAGGTAGTGCGATCACCGATCTTATCGGAAAGTCGATAAACACGGCATTACTTGAATATCACGATCGTCTTCGGGAAATTCACCCTTCTTTCACAAATTATACTTTAGCTCCCGCATCAACCGGAACCTCCTCTCATCGAGAAGCCATTCAGGTTTTAGAATATCGGCCCGGACAAAGATATAATTTCCATTTCGACCAAAACTGGGACCGGAGCCAAGAAACTTTCTATCGAACAATCTCCGTGGTCTTGTATTTAACATCTGACTTCGAAGGGGGCGGAACAGAGTTTGTAGGTAAAGTCTACAAGCCAAAACCGGGCGAAGCTCTCATCTTCCCCTCGAATTGGTGTTTTCCGCACTCGGGACAAATGGTAACCTCGGGAATGAAAAGAGTGGCGGTCACTTGGTATTATGTTTATCCAACTCCGTAAATGGGGTAAAATTGCCTCAGTTGAACTGGAGAAGTTGGTTCACTCAACTTCACGGGCTGTTACCGCTAAAGAATCACAATGACAATCAGTAAAGTTGACCTCTTAAACGACACCGGCGTAACAGCTGGAAGTTACACTTTATCTAACATCACAATCAGTTCGGACGGTAGAATCACCAGCGCCACGAGCGGTGGACCCTCCGCCACAGGTGTTACTCCCGGAACGTACACAAACCCAACATTCACGGTTGGCGCAGACGGCAGACTAACATACGCCCAAACGCTAACCACGATCAATCTCCTCAGCACAGCAGCGGCTGGGGACGGCGATATTTTAAGTGCTGGTGGCTCAGACGGCCAGTTCGGGCTGTTTAACACTGACGCCTCAGCAACAAACAGAAATATTCAACTCAATCTAAAGAACAACTCAGGGGTATACACCCCATACCTCACAGTTATCCGTGACACAGGTACAGGAACATTTCTAACTAATGTTGCAACAAATTTTCGGGCTGCTACGTCGAGTTTTGTCATTACGAACGGTGACGGTTTAACAACCTGGGGGGACAGGGGAGACGTCGTGGTTAACGGCGGCGTGGACGGCACTTGGGGCTTAGCACTTGCGTCTAACGCAGCCGACCGAAATATTGGTTTTTACACTTTCAATGACTATGGCGGTATTTTCCCTCCCTTAAGCTTAGGGAGATCTCCCACCACTGGTCGATTCTACGTGGCTGTCAACTCCGCCGCACCGTCCGCAGGATGCGATTTGTATGTTAACTCCGGAAACCTAAATGTAAACGGTGTCAAAAATTTCCGAATCAACCACCCTTTAAACGAAACTAAGTATCTTGTTCACACATCAGTAGAGGCACCGAGAGCCGATCTGATTTACAGGGGCACAGTTCAGCTGGTAGCTGGAACCGCTTCGATTACACTGGACGAGGAATATGGCCTGATTTCAGGAACTTGGGAAGAACTTTGCAGAAATCCTCAAGTTTGGGTCACAAGTGTGGACGGTTGGGAGCTTTGCAAAGGTTCAGTCGTCAATGGAGTTCTGACAATTCAAGCAAAAGATCCAGCGTGCGTTGACCTTGTTAGCTGGTTAGTGGTTGCCGAGAGGCAAGACGAAGTCATGTTTACTTACGGACACGACGAAGACGGACGTCCGATTCTAGAGCCAGACAAGGAAGATACACCAATTACGAGGGTAAAATAAGGGAAGATAGCCAGCAGACCACAAGGGTGCCGTAATGTCGACTCTTATTTTCCCTTCGTCTCCGTTTAATGGGCAGATTTACCCCGAGCAACCGATTGCGGGTATCAACCAGTACATTTACAATGCCCAATCAGACACGTGGGAGCTGAATGGGGCCGAAGGTCCCTGTATTTGCGTACCCGCAAACAATGTCATTCTCGACAATATTTCAGGGTCGTTTGACGGAGTAACAACAACTTTCGACCTAACCTTACTCGGTTCGCCGTACGAGCCTCCGAATGCGGTCCAGATGATTGTTACCGTTGGTAACATCATGCAAGAAGCCTTGCTCGAGTACCAGGTCGCCGGCGCGACGATTACTTTTACTACGGCTCCCGAAGCTGGTCTTGATTGCATTCTGCTTGTTCTCGCTGGTGGTCAGGAAGCGCCTGCGAACAACCTTTTACTTGATGATATTCAGTCAGGTTTTAACGGGGCGACGTCAACGTTTGCTTTAACATACCAAGGTGATCCATACATTCCTGTAAATGAGGAGCAACTCGTTGTCAACCTTGGGGGAATTCAACAGAAGCCAGGCGAGCATTATACAGTTTTAGCAGACACGATTACATTTACAACTCCTCCTGACTCAGGCCTAAGCTGCTTCATTGTCGCCCTATACGGAGGGGGATTCGGCGTAGGGTCTGGAGGATTTGTAACTCAAGTTGATACAGGGACAGGTTTAACAGGGGGACCGATCACCTCGACAGGAACGATTAGTCTCCAAACTTTAAGTCCATCTTCAGCAGGATCGTTTACAAACGCCAACATTACTGTTGACGCCTATGGCCGTGTAACTTCAGCCGCGAACGGAATTGCTGGAGGGGTGACTCAAATAATTGCTGGAACAAATATATCTGTTAGTCCGACAGGGGGAACCGGCGCAGTCACCGTCAACGCCCTGGGTCAGCCACAAGCTTTCTCGATTGACGAAAATCAGAACATTTGGTCTTGCAACACAGCCATCGCTGAACTTACTGGTGCCTATGGAAATTTTCTTGCCGGGCGCTGTGCGGGTTCCAACTTAACCGGGACTTATAATTACAACAATACATTTATTGGAAGATGCGCGGGTTTTTGCGCAGGAACTGTTCCTGGTCATTACGTAGACGACAATGTTTTTATTGGGGATCGCACTGGCGCCTGTTTAATTGCAGGGTACTACAACATCTTTATAGGAAAAGTTGCCGGAGCCTATGCTACAGGGGGTTATAGCAATAACTTCATAGGCTCTTACACAGGTCAATTCAACACTACAGGTGATAGAAATAATTTTATAGGGCTTTTGGCCGGTGAAATGAACACCACAGGAACCGACAATAATTTCCTCGGAGCTCAACCCGGCAGGTGTAACACATCGGGAAGTCGTAATAACCTTATAGGGTATCGTGCGGGTAACTATAATACAACGGGGCTCGATAATGTTTTCTTAGGGAGCTACTCGGGTTTCTGCAGCACAACTGGAGTAAACAATGTTTTTATTGGAAAACAGGCAGGAAAGTGTAATACTACGGGGGGTGATAACACCTTCGTTGGTAAATACTCCGGTTTGTGCAACACGACAGGCAGTGAAAACACTTACGTTGGTAAAAATTCCGGAAAGAATGTTCAAACAGGGCAGAAAAATACGTACCTGGGCAATGGTGCAGGATACAATGCTTTCTTCGGTTGCGACAACGTCGCAATCGGAGAAGTGGCTGCTTTTTCTCTTAACTCGGGTAATCGCAATGTTTATATCGGCTGGTACGCAGGTGTAACGGCGACCGGAGGAACTTGTAATACAGTTGTCGGAGCTTGTGCAGGAATTGGAAACAATTCTTCTTCTCTCGCTAACAGTTTCTATGGGGCGCTGGCAGGTAAGTCAAACACATCCGGGTCCGGGAACACTGCAATCGGGTGGAGTGCCGGGGAGTTTACAACTACGGGAGATAGCAACACCTTTGTTGGTAGAGCTGCGGGGTACGGTAACACTACCGGATGGGCAAACACCATGATAGGGTGTGGAACCGGTGTTTACAACACTACTGGTTGCTGCAACGTTTTCATAGGTTCGGATTCGGGTGGAAGAAACACGACCGGTTTCTGTAATATCTTTATCGGTCAACACGCTGCTTACTACAACGTAAGCGGTCGCGCTAACACTGTGGTGGGGCAAAGGGCCGGATACTGCAACACCACGGGTAATTACAACACGTTTGAAGGTTTCTGCACAGGTTTTAGTAATACAACGGGATCTTATAATAACTTCACAGGATTCTGGACAGGCCGTTGCAACACTGTCGGAAAATACAACAACTTCTACGGCTCTCAGGCTGGTTTCTGTAACACAACCGGGTGCTATAACACATTTGTCGGGCAGCAGGCAGGGCAATGCAACACTACCGGTAATCGTAACAGTTTCTTTGGCCACTTAGCGGGACAGTTTAACACCGGTAGCTATAACGCTGCGATTGGAAACGGGGCTTTACGGAGTGGTACGGGATGTTTCAATGTTGCCCTCGGCCATTTTGCCGGAGGAGTTTCAAACCGACCGAGTTGTTGCAATATTTACCTTGGATACTATTCTGGGCCTATAAACGGAGGTCAAACCGGGTCAAATAACACCTATATCGGGTACAGGGCGGGTTGTGCAGTAGCACTCAACTCTACATCTGCGAACAATATCCTAATCGGTTGTTTAGCAGGTGGGGACGCTGTTCTCAACCTTACAACTCAGTCGAATCAAATCGTTCTTGGTAATAACCTCCACACTAATGCCTATATTAAGGTTGGTTGGACCGTTACTTCCGACGAGCGGGATAAGACTTGCGTGACGGCGTTACGTCACGGTAGTGAATTCCTGACGAAACTCTCCCCAGTTCAATTCCAGTGGAAAGATCGGGACACGGGTGAAGTCACGGATGAAACGCCGAGGTATGGTTTCCTCGCCCAAGAAATTCTCGCTGCGGAAGGGGATCCCGCCGTACTTGTCGACAACCACGACCCAAATAACCTGAAACTTCGGGAAACACAAATGATTCCCATTCTGGTTAACGCATTCAAGGAACTGAACGCAAAATACGATGCCTTGGCCGAAGAACTGGCCGCCCTAAAAAGTCAGTTAAACTGAGGTAAAGCCCGTGACACAAAAGAAAGCTCAACTTATGGTTCCGCCGGTCAGCGGAAGAATCGGTGCGGTAAAAGCTGGCACCGGTATATCAATCGCGCCCGACGGAACAATCTCAGCCCTGAGTGGTGGGGGGACAGTAACCTCTATTGCTACCGGAACGGGTTTGACAGGTGGCCCAATCACTTTATCAGGCACTATCAGCCTTGAAACTTTAAGCCCGACGTCAGCTGGCTCGTTTACGAATGCCAATATAACCGTCGACGCTTACGGGAGAGTAACAGCGGCTTCAAGCGGTTCTAGCGGTGGAGTAACTCAGATCATCGCAGGCACAAATATTACCATTGATCCGATCGGTGGAACGGGTGCTGTTACGATTAACGCATCCGGTGGAGGAGGGGCGGGAGTCTTTTTAATCGACGGAGTGCAAAATATCTGGTCTTGCAACACGAGTCCAACTTTTACGGGAGGTTACGGTAATTTCTTTGCAGGTGATAACGCAGGTCAAAACGCTGGAGGATACTACTTCAATAAATTTATTGGGACGCTGGCGGGCGAGAATGTGCTCTATGGCGAGAGAAACGTATATGTGGGGGATTATGCTGGCAAAGGAACTCCGGGTCCTAGGGGCTACATCTGTAGCCTCGTGTCCGGGACTGTTCTGGCTTGCCCCCCGAATTCCGTCGAGTACTACCCTTTCTCGTCTACCTCTTCCGGGGGGGCTTCTATCTTTGGATGGGTTGTCAGAGATAGCGGAGTTCTCCAGACAGATTCTTTCCAGGGGACATACACTATATCAACGGGGGCACCTGTCCTTCCGGGAGACACTGTTACTATTTCTGGAAATCTAATCGGAGGGGTCGCCGGGACGGATGATGCCACCTTCGCACTTGCTTCTGTGGAAGTGGATGACTATTCATATCAGAATGTTTTTATCGGTTACTCTGCCGCAAGTGAAACATACGGTAATCAAATCAATGGAATAGCCATTGGCGCATACGCGGGTCAATTTATGGGCAGCACCCCTGCTTCCGCTGGTGGCGAGTTTAATCAAATTCACATCGGATCACACGCCGGCCAGTATGCTTTCGGAGGTTTCTATAACATAAATATTGGAGCCTACGCCGGTGTTTACTCCGGTGGCACCTTTTCGTTCTCAAACACGTTTATTGGTACGTGGGCGGGATCGTATGCGGCAAATTCTTTCTACCAGACTTTCGTAGGGGCATATGCGGGGAGCTCCATAAACAACCCTATGGGGTGGGTTGGAGTTGGGAACAGCTTCTTTGGCGCGTTCTCAGGGGCCTACTCTACATCCAACTATGGCAATACCTCTGTGGGAACATACGCATTTTGCGGGGGTACCACAGGTATTTACAACACAACGGTCGGAAGTCAGGCCGGGGAAAATATTTCTACGGGTTCGTGTAACGTTTCTTTAGGTGCTCATTCAGGCTCAACCGATTGGCAGATTTACAATTATTACACTCGTCATCAGCTCACAGGTGACGGAAATACTTCGGTCGGTGCTTATGCCGGGGCGTGGTTGAATGACGGCTCTTGTTTTAACACTGCGGTGGGCGTCTGTGCAGGCCAAGGGGACTGGGGTCGCACATACCCCGGGAATGCCTCCGGATGCGCCTTCAAAAACACTTCAATCGGTGCTTTTGCGGGAATGCAGTCAAAACAAAGTGAGGGGAATTTCTTCGGAGGGTACTCCGCAGGTCGCTATAGCTCCGGGACCTATTACAACACTGTTTTAGGTGGGTGTTCCGGTCTGTTTATGACCGGGGCAACCAACGTTGTCATTGGCTATTGTTCGGGAGTCCATTCCGGCGGGTATTCAAACATCGCAATCGGTGAATGTTCTGCGCTTTGTAATACAGGGTGGTTTAATACAATCATCGGCCTTAACGCAGGAACTTACAATACAGCCGATTTCAACGTATTTATCGGAACACAATCAGGCGGCGACAACACCACCGGTTACGGAAATGTTCACGTTGGGAGCGGTGGCGGTGGAACAACAGCAATCTACAACAGCTTCTTTGGTGCAGGCGCAGGAAGCCTTGTTACAACAGGGTCAGGGAACACCTTCCTTGGTTTCTCCGCCGGTCAAGGAGTTACCACGGGTTGCAGAAACGTTGCGGCAGGTTGCTGTGCTTATCAAAGTGGCGCGGGAGCAAATGACAACGTTGCCATAGGGGCTTGCGCACTCTTGGTTGCGGCAACGGGGTGTGACTTTAACATCGGAATTGGAACAAATGCGATGACGAATGGAGCCGTAGGTACAATCGCGATCGGCGGTTGCTCCTTAGCTCGCGTTTTTTCTTGTTCCACAACAGCGGTTGGTTTCTGCGCTTTACGGGGTACGGCAGCGTCTTGCCTCGGCCCATTCTGCGTCAATACAGGAAACTCTGCATTCGGCTGGTGTTCTGCACCCGTTATAACAACTGGAAATCAAAACTCGTTATTCGGTACTCAGTCAGGTTTAGCAATTGGCAGCGGAAGCAATAACACTTTCTTCGGCATGGCCTCCGGGTGCAATACAACAACAGGCTCGAATAATCTCGCTGTTGGTTTCTTGTCGGGTGCTGACGCTGTTCTTAATCTGACGACACAATCTAACCAAATCGTAATCGGAAACAATTCACACACCAATGCCTTCATTAAGATCGGCTGGACCGTAACATCCGATGAACGCGACAAAACTTGCGTCACGCCAATCTCTCACGGTCGAGAATTCCTTGGAAAACTTGACCCTGTTAAGTACAACTGGAAAGACCGTGATTCCGGAGAAGTAACTGATGAGCAACCTCGTTACGGCTTCATTGCGCAACAAGTTTTAGACGCGGAGGGCGAGCCAGCAATTCTCGTCGACGATCAAGACCCGGAAAATCTGAAACTTCGAGAGTCGATGATGATTCCCGTGCTGTTCAAAATCATTCAGGAAATGGACGTGGAACTGAGAGCTCTTCGCGAAGAAGTGAATTTGTTGAAAGGGGCCTAAGGGGTAAATTCACTTAGGTGGAACTTAATTTGGCCTCGTTAGCGAATTTCTTTTCAGGTTATGACACAAAATAAAGCTGAACTCATGGTTCCACCAACAGGTGGAAGAGTTGGTGCGGTAAAAGCTGGCACCGGTATATCAATCGCGCCCGACGGAACAATCTCAGCCCTGAGTGGTGGGATCGGCTGGACCGTAACATCCAATGAACGTGATAAAACCTGCGTAACTTCGGTTCGCCATGGCCTCAATTTCCTCGATCAAATCACACCTGTCCAGTACAACTGGAAAGACCGCGAATCCGGGGAAGTCACGGATGAAACGCCTCGTTACGGTTTCCTCGCTCAAGACATCCTGGCCGCTGAGGGCGACCCGGCAATCCTTGTAGACGCGCAAGATCCCGAGAATCTGAAACTGCGAGAGTCGATGATGATTCCTGTGCTTGTTCAGGCGATCAAAGAACTTCATGAAGAAGTCAAAGCCCTCAAGCAGCAGTTAGGGTAAAATGACCTAGTTGATCGAACATGAGGAAGCCAGAATCAACTGGACAACCATTCTCCTAAAGACCGCAATGACACTTGATAAAGTTCAGTTAATAGAAAACACCGGGGTTGTCGCCGGCAGTTACACCAACCCCAACATGACAGTAACGAGCGACGGTAGAATCACGAGTATTTCTTCTAATCCTACACCTGGACCGACTGGGAGTATTATTCAAACAGTGACCGGAACCTATTCCACCGTTGTTCAGCATTTCTTTGTGTGGGGTCAAACGGGCTTACAGGCTTCTATCACGCCTACCTCCGTGGACAGCAAAATATTGGTTGTGGTTAATCAGCCGTTATTTCTTCGAAACCAGAGTAAGTTGGCCATTCGACTTTCCAGAGGCAGTACCGTAATTTACGACCCCTCCATAACGACAACTCCTTCAAGCACTTCCACAGCACCCTATTTGATCAACGCTGACAATGTCGATGTGTCTATGGCAACTGCTGCGTCTTTCCAGTACCTAGACTCCCCAAACACAACCTCCCCGATTATATACAGTACGCAGGCATGGGGCTCGTCTGGTGGGGCCTCTTTCACCAACTCGGGGGCCGTCAACCGAACTATAGATGATCCGGCAATATCTCAAATAACCTTGTATGAGATTTACTATCCCTGATTTTCCCTTTAAACAAATTTACTCCGATGTCTATTTCTATTTCTGAGGCAATCATTTCGCTGGGCGGGAGTTATGCCGACTTCACTCGTATCGTGGGTAACACTTACGATGGAATTGACTGGGTTGATGGGCCAACCTTTACTCAAGAAGAAGTCGAAGCTGAATACCAAAGGCTCCTGCAAGCTGACGAAATTCACCAAGTAACAGAAAACCGAAGAATAGCCTATCAAAAAGAATCCGACCCAATATTCTTCAAGGCCCAACGCGGCGAAGCTGAACTTTCGGAGTGGGAAGCAAGAGTCGAGGAAATTCGTCAACGTTTCCCCTACCCCCCGGCTTGACTTTCTTTCAGAAGTCTAAAGAAACTTCCTCTTCATCTCTACTTGTGAAACTTCCGTACAGGCACGAAGGAGTTTCATATTCACCGCAACCCTTACTTCGGTTGGCACTGGCGAGGACGATTGCGTACCTCGCCTTTTCATTATGGAATTTTTTCCACGACTCCCAAAGTGTTTCCAAGCGAAATTTCTTTGCAGTCGGAGGGCCAATCAGCGCAATGTCCGTGTACTTCAGTTTGTTTTCGGTAAGAAAACAATCGGCAATCTCACTGAACGACATACCGGTATGATCGACATCTGTGCGCATTCCTCGACGAATCTGCTTCCCGGTTAGATAGCAAACGCGGGGTAACTCGATCTGGTCCCGAAACCGCTTCAATTGATCCTTCACCGCACCTCGCATCGCAGACTTCACAGCGTTGTAATGCTTTTCCTCAGCCGTTGCCGTGGTAGCAATCTTCTTGGTCGGATACAGTGCCTCGACCAGCTTGCTCTTTGAGATCGGTTGACGAGTGCCACCCCTCTCGAGTGAGAGCATCTTTACTTTTCTGCCGCCGGCAATCTCGACGTTGCGAAGATAAACAAGGGTCTCAGAATCCTGCCCAAGCTTTCCCCACTGCTCAGTCAATCGGCAGCTGCGAAGAATAAACTCGGCTGGTTCACCGCAAAGTCGGCTGTTAGCGCGGTGGTTGCCAATGATTCGACCCAGTTTTTCGTTGTACTGGCCTTTATTCAGATCGAAAGTAGTTTGTCCAAGTGTCATGACATATTTCGCGGAATATCCCGCAGTTTCCCTCGATAACTTTACCCACCATCGCTCTCGCTATAGTGATTGAGTGAGTGGTACCTGTCGATGTGAACACCGTTATTCGTCAACGCGACGATTTAAGGCTGTTAGAAGGCACGCAGGTTGAATGCTCCGGTCGAGTCAAAGAGTTTCGTCGTCACGAAAAACGTCGAGACCTTGACACCATTCTCCTTGTCAACTTGATTGTGACTCCCCTTCCCATCGGTGAGTCGATTCTGGTAAACCACCTATGGTTTCTTCGTCGCCAATTTAAGAAGATTGGTCGCGTTCCAGAGCAGAACGAACGCATCAAGTTCCTCGGAGAAATCTACTGTTACACTCGCCTCGGAGGAAGGTCCGTTGATAGGGACCTATTCGGGTCTACCGATTACGGGATTAAGCCACTTACATACAATGCAAATTGAGATTGTCAACCACTTTACCAATACCGGAAAAGAGTTCTTTCGATTTGAACTCTACGACGGGCCAGACGGAATTGAGCACGTAAGCGGCTTCGCCTCCGACCTGGTTGAAGCTTTCAGCAAGATTATCGAATGGAGAGAGCGAATCTCTCAAGATTACTACAACGAAATTGACGATGAAACCGACTACTGAGGAACTTGCCCGCTTTCGAGAGAGCTCAACTGCGTGGGCAAAAGAACGCCTCACCGATGCTTCTACAGTCATAATCGACACGGAAACAACCGGACTACCAAGCAAAGATCCCGACACCGAGATCTGCCAGCTTGCGATCACCGACGTCAAAGGTCGCCCGCTCTTCTCGATGCTGGTGAAACCCAACAAACCGATGAATGACGAGGTGATTGCGATCCACGGCATCACCAACGAGCAGGTTCAACATCAGCCAATCTTTTCCCAGATTGCCAAGATGGTCGCGTTCGTTCTCGAGGGCAAGCACGTGGTCTGCTGGAATTCCGATTTCGACGTGAAATTGCTTTGGTCACTTTTCAAGAAATACGATCAAAAGCTACCCAAGATTGCCGGCGCCTCCTGTGCGATGGACCAGTATTCTGAGTGGGTTGGCGAGTGGAGCACTAAGAAAGATGGTTTCAAGTGGCAACGCCTTCCTGCCCTCTCGGGAATGCCCGCCCACGACGCCTTCGCAGACTGCCTTTCGACCATCAAAGTGATTGAGATGATGGCTGGATCCGTGAACAAAGAAGAACTCAACGCTGAAGATATTGATCTAGACTTCTGATTTACACGTGGCAATCTCTCCCTATACTATATCCGACCAACTCACTGGAACAATGTACGAATTCGGGCGTTATCGTTTGACATACGAGCCCCCCTCTGACGCGATCGAAGCTGAGGTTTCGATGTCCATCTCTTCGGAAGCGACTCTTTCCCAAATGATTGAGCTCTTTCAGAATTTTCTTTCAGCTCAAGGATATCTGCAAGAAGGTCGATACCTGGAGATCGCAGGTCAATGAAAAACAGCAATCCATGGTTTATTGAAGGGTCGTCCCGAGCCCGCCTTGTTTGGGTGACTCCCGATGCCGAAGAACACATCGCGTATATCGCTCGAGTTTCCAACCCAAAGAATCAAGAAAACGAAAAGTTCGAAGGTCTTCTAAAGTATTGCATCAAGCACGGTCACGTCTCGGTGTTTGAGCAAGCGTCGATGTGCGTCGAGGTGATTACTCCTCTGGCAATCGCCACGCAAATGCTTCGTCACCGATCGTTCTGCTTCCAGCAGTTTTCGCTTCGTTACAGTTCGAACGAAGAGCTTAAGGATTTGCTTGGTGATTTCGGCTCCCTGTACTACATTCCTGAAGAGGCACGAGTTCAGGACCACAGGAATCGTCAGAACAGCATCTTTGCGGAAGACGCAAAGCTGACTGACGAGATGATGAACACGATGCAGTCCGCGTACACAGTTGCAGACCTCGCTTACAATGATCTCCTTAAAAGTGACATCGCGAAAGAAGTCGCCCGTTTCGTACTTCCGCAAGGTGGTTACACTCGTATGTATGTCACAGGTAATGCTCGCAGTTGGATGCATTATCTTGGGGTCCGTGATGACGAAGGTGTTGTCCAGTGGGAGCACGTTGAACTCGCCCGAGCAATCCGCCCCCTCTTCTCAACTCAATTCCCAACCGTCTCGAGAGCCTACTTCAATCGGGAGCCTAATCCCCTAGAAGTTGAAAATCAAGAGCTCAAAGCTGAAATCGAAATCCTGAAAGCTACCCTGCGAGGCAAACTCTGAAATGGCAACACTGACTAAACAGCTCGTTCACGCTCATTGGCACATTCTGGAAGATTGGCCGAAAAAAGATGGCGACTACGTTGTCTGTTTCCTTAAAGACAATGGCGATTACGGTTGGCCTGACATCTGGGAATTCACCGCCCTAGGTGGGTGGGAACCGGTTGCCGGCCAAGATCATGCGGACCAGCCTACACACTGGTGCGACTTACCTATGCCTCGATGATTGATAGACCGAAACTAGAAACCAACTTTCAATTTCGGAACGATCCAGCTCCACTAGTCGTTGTTGACTTTCACGTAATGCTGCACGACATTCTTCGCTGGTTTGAGGAAAAGATTGAAAACTCGTTCAAGCCTGAAGTTGAAGACAAACTTCTCAAAGGTGCTTGGGCGCTCAAAATAAATCGTGGCCCGGACATGTTGCCTCGCCACTCATATCGCATCGTGGTTGTAGCCGACAGCAGATTTCCTGACACTGGAAACTACTGGCGAGACCGTTTCATGCGAGAGTCAACCATCGTTAAAACGGCTTGGGAAAAGTATGCTGAGACGCAGGGTAAAGATGTTTCTGACATCCCTACGCACTACAAGGGAACACGGGGCGAGAAGACCGACAACTTCTGGCGTGTTTTCAACGTCGGATGGGCGTATTGTAATGAACACTTCCCAATCTTCTCTCAGGAAGGTTTCGAAGCGGACGACATTGCGGGCGCTATCTATCGCCTCAGTCGGGATAGCGGCGCTGACAGCGTTGTTACTCAGCGGCAAATCTTCCTCTCGACGTTAGATCGGGATTGGAGTCAACTTGTTGATGAGGAGCACAGTGTCTACTTCGCAAATACCCGAGTACCTTTCCCGAAGGAGAAGATACAAGAGAGACTTGTCGGTAACTTGGGCGTTATCGAACATACTTTGCATCGCATGGGTTACGAACTCGATCATCCTCGCAATCTTGCTGACTGGAAAGTCAAGCATGGCGATTTGGGTGACAATCTGCCTCCAGGTAGCCCTAAATGCCTCTTTGATCTTTGCGAACCGAACCCTTATTATTCTGTTGAGGAAACGGCACCCTGGTATAGTCAACTTGTGGAGTGTTTGAACGATCCCGAACCCAACGATCGCGCAGACCACTTTGAAACTACGATCCGTCAGTTTGCTAAGATTTGCCTTGAGCCCCCTGTGAGGCTATAACCAGGGTAAAATTTAGCAACTAAATCGGATAAGGATGTCTGATGCCGCCTACCAGGCGAAGTACCTGTCGATGGCGCGTCTCTTGTGGGAGGCGGCAGAGGGCTTGCCTGAAAGAATTTCTAACGATTACTCTAATTATCTTCGGCACGATTATGCTGACGGTTCCGTTTCTTTCGCGCCGCTAATCAACAAGTTTGACTTTGCCTATGGCCTTGAACCCGAGGAGTGGGACGAGGCCGTCGAGATTCTTGGCAAAGTGAATCCCGCTGATTGGCCGTTTGTTGATGACATCGTTTCAGTCGATGCGGAAGAACTTCTGCGAATCTACGACGA